GCCTGCCGTTAAAAAGTGAGTTAGTTTTTCCGTCCGTAAAATCAAATGTGCGCCCAATTAGTGATAATACTATCCGTTCAATGCTTAGAAATCTAGGGTTTAATAACGATATGGTAACGCCACACGGCTTTAGGGCTACATTTAGCACGGTCGCCAATGAAAACATTGATAAGCACGGCTGTAATAGTGATGTTATCGAGCTTTGCCTCGCACACGTTGAAAACAACAAGGTTAAGGACGCATACAATCACGCCAAAAATCTAAAAGCAAGAGCTAAGCTTATGCAGTGGTGGAGTGATTATTTAGATAGCTTGGGTGGCTTTGCCTGATTTGTAAGCAGATATTGAGTTTTGAGAATAATAAATTATTTTTGAGTTTATCTTGCTTGCCGTGATCTTGCCAGCTAGCACAAGGCGTCTTAAGCTGATAGGCGATGTTAGCCCTAGCTGTTTTAAGGCTTCATCGCGCGTAATAAATGTATCGCTCATTTCCTCTCCTTGATATAATCTTTCAAATCTCGCAGAGCGTACCGTAAATAACGGACGTCACACTTGAATAAAAGAGCTTGTATTTGCTCGACTAATTTAGATTTTTCATTGTGTGCCTCGCAAAACGCTTCTAAGCTCGCAAGGGCTGCTAAATGTTTATCTCTTTCTGGGCTACTCATTTAGTAACTCCTTGTTTTCGTAAATATTACCGATGACTACCCAATCGCCAAGCTCGTTTAGGATAAAATTAGGACCATCATCATTTAGGGGCTTTACCAAGAACTCTGATAAGAAAAACACAATAGTTCCCATTTGTCCATCTTCTAAATTATTATCTAGCGGGTAAGGGGCACATGGATTAAATTTGACAATATCACCCTCATAAATTTCTACGCCGTTTTTGTCTTTAAGACCAGTGTATTGCATAATTTTAAGCTGTTTGGCAAAATATGGACTAAGGTCGCTAAGATCAATTGGCTTTTGGTCACTATCAAAAATTATCCAATCATTCTCTCCAGTCGAACTTTTAATAAAACTAAAGTTTGTGTGGAGTACTTTATTACTCTCGTCCCACGCTCTAAATTTAATTTCTCTCATATTATCCCTCCTTCTGCAAAACGAGCAGTTGCATCTATTACTTTTTTCTTTATGAAGCTTTTAGGGGCTTTTTTAAACTCCCTAAACTTATACAATATAAGAAAAGGCAAAGTTACAAAAAACGTATACAAAAAGAAAATACCAAGCCCTATGTAATAAACTAGCTTGCTTAAAAAAATAAAGGCTACTATTAACATTGCACCTACACAAGTTACAGCCACCACTATACATACTAAGACGCTTTCATATATGTCTTTCATTAGTTCTCCTTTAGCTTAAATCCTAAGTTATACATAGGTGTCCACTTAAACGTATCGTGATATGGTGAGAAGTCTTTATCTGCTTCTCCCATAGTATGCCTACTAGAAGATAGTGAGTACTCTTTATTGTAGTAATCATAAAGCTCAAAGTACCATAAGGCATCTCTCTCATTGATAAAGTTCTTATCTACCTCTTCAATAGAGCTAGGGCTTATATGCTTAAACTTGTAAGAGTCCTCTGTTATTTCTGTGATCTCATATCTAAAAGGATTTAGTTCTCCTGCTACTTTCTTGAAAACAAGAACATCTCCTACCTTAAACTTAGTAGTTTTTTTAGTAGGCTTTATTCTATATTGATTGTGTTCGAAATCCCATATCTGTAAAGAAACATCTTCCCACCTATTTGTAGCATTATTGAATACTTGTACTATTCTGCCTTTACCTTCGTAAAACGCATTAACAACGTCTACTTTCTCATTAGCTGTCATCTTATTCTCCTCTTTTCTTACTTAATGCAAAACCTAGAGCATACAAAGGTCTCAAAGTGTCATGCTCATACTCATACTTAAATCTATCGCTAGCTTCAGAAAGACTAAATCTTCTATCTGTGATCATTTTCCACGTCTGTGCTGAAGCGTCGTATGTCTCAAAATACCATAGAACATCATCAACATAGGTATAGTACTTATGTAGTTCTTTTATTGAGACATCCCAGCAATCATCAAGCAGAGCTACTCCATCTGTAATGCTAGTTAGCTTAAGTCTCATAGGGTTTTCTATTCCCTCTGATCTCTTATCTACTAACTTGTCTCCGATCTTAAATTTAGGTTCAGAGATAGGTTTAATGCGATATTGATCTTGGTCAAAATTCCAAGCATCTACACCTACTGGTCTCCACACCTCTATTCCATCATATTCATAAAGGCGTTCTACTACCTCTTTGTTATGGTAAGCAGTAATTATCTTTATCTTCTCTTCTAGCGTTATCTTTTTCATCATATACCCTTTTCAAATATTTTCAATATAAAAATAAGCCAGTGTTTGGCTATCCTCTGCTTCTTTGCGGTATTTTGTATCACAACTCTTGTTTGATATATACGCTATCTTGTCTTTATTGCAAGCATAAAATTCAGCCAGTATCGGCGCCAGCCTTTGCCCTTTGCGTTCATTTGGCGCAAAACGCAAATAAAGCAGATCGCACGCTAGCTGTGGCGCTGTCGTGCTAAAGCTCTTTTTGGCAATGCTCGCCTTGTTATCCAAAGCGTTTATCTGAGTTTCTATCCGCCTTTTAAATGTGTGATAGTGTCCGACTATCGGCGTCATCGCCTCGATCAGCTCGTCGATAAATTTACTCGCTTTTTTGTTTATGAATAGCCCTAGCTTCTCAGTGCTATCCATTTGCAAAAAACTATATGCCATAACAAAAATGGCTGCATCTTTTAGTTCAGCCGTTGTCATCGCTAGCTCCGTTTAGATTTTTGCCTTTTAGTATTTGTAGCACCTCTTGCTTTGAAAATTTAGAGGCTGGACTTAGCTCGATTTTGCTAAGCCAGTAGCGGTCTAGTTTTTCGCCGTAGTATTTCACGGCTTTATCAAAATTCATGCGAGGTGGCAGTCGCCCACATATCACAAAAACGCCGTCTTTCATTTGCATTTTTTCTTTTTCTCTTACAATCTTTTCGCCGTAAGTCATAACTGCCCCTTAAAATGGTATTTCATCGCTATCGCAATATTGGCTCACATCTATTTCATCGCTTGCACTTTCGCTAGCTTGTGGCGTGTGGGAGTTATTGCTTCTTTTTGGTGCGCTCCAAGTAGCTTCAAACATTAGTCCATTAGGTTCTTTTGGGCTAAATAACGCTAAATAAACACGTCCGCCAGCTACTAGAGGCGTTTCTATATGCCCCCTAAAATAGTTTGTTTTTCCGTCATTGCTGACAGCATTCCAAATTCCGCCTATAATTTGCCTTGCTCCCTCGTAATTTTTAGGCTTAAAGAGCACTATTTTATATATTGGGGCGTTTTGATTTTTAGCTAGCTCCTCATCAGGAGTTGGGATCAGCCCACACTCAATAGGGCGTAAAAAGGGTATGTTTATCATACCTCCTATAAATTTTACTTCTTTGCCGTCTTGACCTTTGAAAGTTTGATTTTTAAAATAGCCTACATTCATTATTTATCCTTTAAATTCTCTATTAAATTGTCTATACTGCTTGGGTCGTTTAAATACGCAGTAGCCTCATCAATGCTTAGCCTCTCGACTAATTTTTCAGCCTCTGTTTCACTTGCGCCTCGTTTCACTAGCTCGCTTTGTAATAGGTCGTGGGGGAGTGGGGCGATTTCAACTTCAAGGGGTGCGGCTTCGATAAATTCGGCGTCGCCAACTGTCAATTTTTGGTTTACAGTTGAGCTGTTTGGTTTTTCCGAACTACTCAAAAGCTCATTTAGCCCAGCTTTTGGCGCTTGAGTAACTTCTTGTTTTGTGATAGGCTCGTCCTCCACGCTCACGGCTTCAGCTAGGCGATCATTTATCGGCAAGCGTGAAGCAACGTATTTAAGAGCTTTGGCTTTATACATCTCCTCCGCCCAGTCTAGCCAAATGTATTCTAATTTGTCTTTTTTGCTTTGGTTTTGGCTTTTTAAGCGTAGTTTCTCGAGTTTTTTCTTACTTACAAACTCACTAAAGACATTATCGCTACTATCTTTGGCATATACGATCACGCCTACTAAATGACTAAAAACCCAGTCGCCGTCATCATCGCTTCGCTCGTTATAATTTGGTGCAAAGTGTATCTTGTCATCAAGTCCGTTAAACTCTAGGCTAAAATCATCACAATCATAAACGGCTACTGCTCTAAATTTCCAGCCATTTTTCATACCTAAACTAATAAGCCCTTTGTAGCCTATTTG